ACAATAATCTAAAGGAAAAGTATGGATATTCTAGTGAAGAAGAATGTTATGCTGACAGGCATAATCACCGAGCAGAATGGTATGATGCTATCTGCGCTTATAATGTACCTGATGCAGCGACTCTAGGTAGAGAGATGTTTGCTGCCTATGATATCTATTGTGGGCTGCGCAACAAGCGTGAATTCTTTTCAATGCAAAACACAGGTGTATTTGATTACTGTATTTGGGTAGACCGTAGTATGCATCTTCCTCCAGAGTCAACAGATTCAATGAGCTTAGAACAGTGGATGTCAGACTTCACAATTGACAACAATGGTACACTAGATGATCTACAGTTTAATATAGATCAGTTAATAAATTATATACGCACTTAACCCCCAAAACTCCCCTTTTTTTCCGGTGCCTTGCTAAATAATAGTAAGAAAACCACTTTACAGGAGAAAAAGAAATGGCATTAACTTCCCCAGGTGTACAGGTTTCAGTAATAGATGAGAGTTTTTATACTCCTGCTGAACCAGGTACAGTACCTATTATTTTTGTCGCAACTGGCGAAAATAAGACAAACGGCGCAGGAACTGGTACAGCACCAGGAACTCTAAAAGCCAACGCAGGCAAACCATACCTATTAACATCACAGCGTGATCTAGTAGATACATTTGGTGACCCAACATTTTATACAGATGCAAACAACAATCCTATTCATGCCGGCGAGCAAAATGAATATGGTCTACAAGCAGCATATTCTTACTTAGGTGTAAGTAATAGAGCATATGTAGTACGTGCAGATACAGATCTTACAGCACTAACAGCAAGTTCAGAACCAACAACAGCAAACCCAACAAATGGAACTTATTGGTTAGATACACAAACTTCAAAGTTTGGTATTTTTGAATGGAATGGCGGCGCAGAATCAGCAACTAATACAGCTGGACAAACATTTACAAATAAATTACCTACTGTTATTACAGATGCAACACGCACAACAGGATCTACACCGTTTGCTCCAAAAGCAGCAGTCGGCGCAATTGGCGATTACGCAGTTGTAGCAGTTTCAACTATTATCCGCACATGGTATAAAAATACTGCTGGTACTTGGGTACAAGTAGGTAGTGCAGATTGGAAAGACAGTTGGGCTTCGGTAACAGGTACAGCAGCTTCAGTAACTTATACAATTGGTGAAACTATTACAGAAACAGAGTCTGGTAGTACAGTTACATTAACTGGAACAACTCTTACACAAACTGTTGCTGATTTCAATGCAGCAATAACTGGTGTAGGTATTAGAGCAGCAGCAGTAGACGGCAAATTAGCTATCTTTAACGATGGTTCAACACATGCAAGTATTACACTAGGCGGCGCAGCTCTAGTAGATGCAGGCATTGCTGCCGGCACATATTATCCACCAGCATTGCAAGCAACTGCCCACACAAGTGTTCCAGAATGGAAAACAGCAGATTCAGCATCACGTCCAACAGGAAGTATATGGGTCAAAACAACTACACCAAATAGTGGTGCAGATTGGAAAACTAAAGTTTGGAACGGCGAAACAGAACTATGGGATGCAGCAAGTGCTCCTGTTTATACTTCAAACTCGGCAGCATTAGCTGGTCTTGATAAAACAGGCGGTGGCATAAACTTAACAACTGCAAACTTGTATGTACAAACAAACACAACAGAAGCTGCAACAAATGTAGCTAACTATACTGTTTACAAACGCAATGGCGCAGGTGCAACAACTATTACTAGTTTGGCTGTTACTGCTTCAACATTTACAGCAGGTGCCAATGATTTTACTATCCAAGAAACAACAAAAGGTAGTGCAACATTAAGTACAGTAGCAAACATTTCGTTTACAGCAACAGGTGCAACAGGTGATGCAGATCTTTTTGCAGCAGCAGTTAACACAGCTGGTTTAACTAATGTTACTGCTAGTGTTGATTCTAGTAATAAAATTATTATTACACATGCAATTGGCGGCGACATTAGATTTGATGATGGCACAAGCACTCCAGTAGCATTTGCATTTACAGCATGGAACTATACAGCTAATACAGGAACTGCAAACTTCTATGATTCACCAACTGGTGCAGCAACAAACTATATTGCAACACTTTGGAAAGAACTAACATATACAGCAAGTGGTGATGCTCCAACTGCTCTTGCAGCAGACGGCGCACTATGGTATAGTAGTGTTATTGACGAAGTTGATGTTATGGTACATGACGGCACTAAATGGGTTGGATATCTACACGCTGACAGTCCGTACACTGGAACAGATCCAGCAGGACCTATGGTTGCAGCAACAGCACCAACAGCACAATCTGATGCAACTGCACTAGTAACAGGCGATCTTTGGATTAGCACAGCAGACCTTGATAACTTCCCAACAATGTATCGTTGGAATGCAACATTAAGTGTTTGGACTGCATTAGATACAACAGATCAAACCACTGAAAACGGCGTTCTATTTGCTGATGCACGTTACGGTACAAGCGGTGGAACAGCAACAACTGCTCCAGCAGGAACTATTGCAGAGCTACTAGCAAGTAACTATGTAGATGTTGACACACCAGATCCAGCATTATATCCAAAAGGCATGTTGCTATGGAACACACGCAGAAGTGGCTTTAATGTTAAGCGTTTTGAGCGTAGCTATGTAGACTTAGCAGCAGACAATGAACGTTTTGGCGATGAGTCAATGGCAACATATTATCCACATCGTTGGGTAACTGAGTCGGCAAACAATGCAGACGGTTCAGGCAGCTTTGGTCGTAATGCACAACGTAAAGTTGTTGTACAAGCACTACAAGCAATGTTAAATAGCAACCAAGACATCCGCGATGACGAATCAAGAATCTTTAACTTGATTACAACTCCAGGATATCCAGAACTAATTGGCGAAATGATTACACTAAACTACGACAGAGGCCTAACAGCATTTGTTATTGGTGATAGTCCAATGCGCCTAGCATCAAATGCAACTTCGATCAATGAATGGGCAACTAACGTTGCAACTGTAGTTGAAGATAACGATGATGGACTTGTTAGTAGAGATGAGTATTTGGGTGTTTACTATCCAAGTGGTTTCACAAGTGATAACGCAGGCAACAACATTGTTGTTCCGGCATCACACATGGTACTACGCACATACGCACTAAACGACCAAGTTGCATATCCATGGTTTGCACCAGCAGGTACAAGACGTGGTGGCGTAACCAATGCATCAGCAACAGGTTACATCAACGCAGAAGGCGAATTTGTAAGTATTGCACTTAACGAAGGACAGCGTGATACATTGTATCAAAACAACGTTAACCCGATTACGTTCCTAACAGGAGCAGGGCTAGTTGTATTTGGACAAAAAACTCGTGCAAGAAATGCAAGTGCTCTTGATAGAGTAAATGTTGCAAGACTAGTTGTATACTTACGTAGCCAGCTAAGTACTTTGTCAAAACCATATCTATTTGAACCAAATGATAAAATCACACGTGATGAACTCAAGCAGCAAGTAGAAAGTCTAATGGTTGAACTAGTGGGACTAAGAGCTCTTTATGACTTCTTAGTTGTGTGTGACGAATCAAACAACACACCAGCGAGAATTGATAGAAACGAATTATATGTAGATATTGCTATTGAACCAGTCAAAGCAGTTGAGTTTATTTACATTCCGTTACGTATCAAAAACACAGGAGAAATCGCAGGGTTATAAGTCATTAAAGTAGGGGGAAAATAAAATCCCCCTACAAATGATAAATACATGCGATAAGGAGAAACATAGATGGCAATCTCAACTCTACTAAATTTAACAGTACCATTAGCCAATGATACTAGTGCAAGCAGCCAGGGTCTGCTAATGCCAAAACTAGCGTATCGCTTCCGCGTTACACTTGAAAACTTTGGTATTACAGGTAATACAACTGAACTTACGAAACAGGTTATTGACGCTAGTCGTCCTAATCTTTCGTTTGATCCAATTCAACTTGATGTTTACAACTCAAAGATTTATATGGCAGGAAAACATACATGGGCACCGGTTACTATTAACCTACGTGACGATGTTAATGGTAATGTTCAAAAATCCGTAGGCGAACAGCTACAGAAACAGTTTGATTTCTTCGAACAGTCAAGTGCTGCTACAGGACAAGATTACAAGTTTACACAGCGTATTGAAATACTAGACGGCGGCAACGGCGCTAATACACCAAACGTACTTGAAACTTGGGAACTATACGGCTGTTACCTAACATCAGTTGATTACGGTGCAATGAACTATTCTACAAACGATGCAATGACTGTAGCGTTAAATATACAATACGATAATGCTGTTCAGCTTAACAGTGGAGTTGGTACACCAAACAACTTCCAAGATAGAAACAGAGAAACAGGCACAGGCGCTACTGGCGCAGCAGCTCTTTAAATAATAAAGAGATTGCTTGACTTTTAAGGAGCCCTTTGGGGCTCCTTATTTGTTATTATATACATAGTTTAAATATAAGATAAATACATTATGCCGTTAAACAGAAACTTTGATAACTTTAGCAACTTCGATACCAACAAAGGTATAATGGGTGATTTTACTCACGCATCAAATCTTTATAGACGTAACAACTTTAGATTAGCTCCTAAGGTTAAGTTTTTATATCATGTTGTAATAGATGTAAATCCAGTTGCATTAAAACAACTTGGCAACAGTGTAAGCAGTATGCTAAACAAACGAGAGTTTAACATATTAGCATCGTCTGCTGATTTACCAACTTATACAGTTAACACCGAAACAGTAAACCAATACAATAGAAAAAAAGTTATTCAAACTAGAATAAACTATGACGAAGTTGGCATTGAGTTTCATGATGATGCAGCCGGACTTACTACATTACTTTGGGAAGCATATTATAGATACTATTATGAAGATGGTAACTATGCAGATCAAGGCAGTCGTCCCCGTGCATATCAAACAGGATTATATGACTCCGAGCCTCTCAACACTTACAAGCATGGATTTAAAAAACAAGGCAGTAATGTTCCGTTTTTTAATAGTATATCGATACATCAGTTACATCATAACAATGCTGATAGCCATCATACTAGTTTTACTCTTGTTAATCCTATTCTAACACAGTGGCAACATGATAGAGTAGATCAGTCAGATAATAGCGGAGTAATGAAAAACAGTATGCGTGTTGCATACGAAACTGTTCTTTATAATAGAGGTTATACAGAAAATGGTAATCCAGCAGGATTTGGCGACAATGCACATTATGATAGATCACCTAGTCCGTATAGTAGTACAAGTACAAGTTCAGTTAATAAAAATACAACTGGAGTAAATGAAGGATGGTCAAAAATCTTTACAGATATATTCTTTGAAGCTATTGGACTAACTGAAATTAACAGTTCTCAGCAGGAAGATATTAGAACCACATATATAACAAAACCTGTAACATCAACTAACACTGTTCCTTTTAATAAAGATGTTGTATTTCCAACAAACTCTACAAACGATTTGCTAACATTAACATCGTTATTTAATAACTCAATTCCAACAACTGTTGGTCGAAGCCCGCAACAACAAGCAGACAATGCAAGATACCAATCATCTAGTTCAATTTCAATTGCAACTGGAAGAACTATTGCAGAAAGCCAAGCATACTACGATAGTTTACCAACTAGTACAAAAGCTGAAATTGAAGCAAGTTTAGTAAGTGGCAATACTGCTAGTACTGCCTTGTTTAATGCCGGGGTAATATAATGAGCAGCGTAACAGACAAAAGTATTAATAAATCAACAGATAGTGCAGCAGAAGTAAAAACGTTTTTTGATCGTTATTTTTCTAAATCAATATCTATTACTAGCAATGAAGTTGATACAGTATTAGGATTCTTTACAAAAAGAAACTTTGATAAATCATCTGCAATTGCAGTAACTACAGTAATATTACAACAAGCCAAATCCGAAGGCAAAAATGTTTTTGAGCTACTAGACAGTCTAACAGGTTTGGACGAAGTAAAACTAAGTCAGCTTGTAAGTGCTATTTTAAATAATAATAGAAGTAAAATTAGTGCGTTAGGTTATACTGTTGCATTTGATAAACCAACACAAGAAAATAGAAATGTGCTACTCTAATGTCTCGATTTGCACAAGGCAAGTTTGCACTAAAAAATCCTGAAAAATACATCGGTGGTCGCACACCAACTTATCGAAGTAGTTGGGAGTTTCATTTTATGCGTATGTGTGATACCAATGATAGTATAACAAAATGGGCAAGTGAAGCAGTGCGTATTCCTTATAGAAACCCACTAAGCGGCAAGCATACCATTTATGTTCCTGATTTCTTTTTAGTATATGTAGATCGTACAGGAAAGCAGCATGTTGAACTTATTGAAGTTAAACCTGCCAATCAAGCATTTAGTGAAAAGTTAGGCTCAAGTAAAGTAAACAAGTTACACTATGTTGTTAATCAAGCCAAGTGGCAAGCTGCAAGAGCATATTGTAAACAAAAAGGTATGGCATTTAGGATTGTTACAGAAAGCGATATATTTCATACAGGTAAGAGAA